TCAACCATGTGGGTCGACCCAGCGCAGCTGACAAATGTGCAATGGCTGTGTCCACACTGATCACAACATCTGTGCATGCTATCAAAGCAGCAGTGTCTGCAAAACTCTGAATAGAACCAGGATACAAATTTACTCCGGCATCAGCTAATGCTTGAGATTCTTCATCAGTGGCATCTATTTGTAGACTGATCCATTCGTATTGTGGGTTGCGGCGCACAATGTCCAGCATGTCTTCAAACGGCATGCCTTTGTGTTTGTTGAGCCAAGCATCTCTGCGCCCTGACCATGAAAATCCCACCCGCATGCGTGTTTTTGGTCCAAGCAGTTTCAGCCAGTTTTGATAGAGATTCAATGGAGGATTGAGATACTGCACCTGTGGCGGAAGATTGTGCAAGTGAATACCTAGCACACCTGGCAAACTCATGATGGACACCCAGTAGTCAAACGTTTCAGGAATTTCTTCAGTGTATCCACCCACCCATGAAAGTATAGGGCTGGCACTGAGCATGGGAATCAACCCGTCCGTGACCTGTAACAGTATGCGAGCACCCAACACATGCAGATTGTACAAAAATCTACAGAACTGTATGTTGTCCCCGTGACCTTGTTCGCCTACTACTAGTATGGTTTTGTCTTTGAGGTCTTCACCAGTCCAGCGCGGCTGACTGTGTTGCGGTTGTGTACCAGCCAAGTGTTCGTACTGCCAACGTGATTCATAGGCCGGCCATCCTTGTGCATAGTCTCCCTGGATCAAATGACACACAGCCAAATTGAATCTAGCAGTGACATTGTTGGGTTCAAGTATTATAGCGTGTTGCAAAAAAGGTATGGCTCTGGCAGGTTGTCCACATTCACGCATGACATTGCCATAATTGTTGAAGGCTGCGGCCGAGTCAGGATCTGCCACAAAAGCCTGTGCATAACAGGCCAAGGCCTGTTGAGGTTGACAGTCTGAGCGAAATTGATTGCCTTGTTCTATAAGTTGATTTGGGTGCATGTAGTATTTAAAATAGCAACAGCGCACCAATTTATTTTTGATATCCATAAATACTTGTCAACGCAATTCTGCGTTTTATGCGGTTTAACCCACCGCGTAGCGACTAGAACTCGCATCGGACTTCTATAAGGAGAAACAAAATGGGACGTCCTCTTAAAATACAAAAATCAAGCACTGGATCTGGCAATGGCGGCGCAGCCGTTGGTGTGGATCTTGGCTTCCCCAACTTTGGTTCATTGACTGCACCGGTGTTTAATTCGCCAACGCAGACTCTTGACTCAGCTCAATATCTAGGTGTAGTTGGTGGCGCAGGCCCAACTGATGCACCCAGTGCAACCAACCCCAGAGTTGATGTTATTGTTAACATTACTGGTAGTGCTGGGGATGCTCAAGGATACATTATTCGTCAGAAAGGTTCACGCAAGTATCTGGTTGGTGATGTTACCAGCATTGCTGACGAAGACATGGTAGTTGGGCTTGCTTACATAATTGTCGCAGTTGGCACAACTGACTGGGTGGCCTGTGGCGCCCCTACCAACTACGGCGTAGGTACAATTTTCACTGCTACAGCAGTTGGCGCAGGTACTGGTACAGCCAATTTAGTTGGTGTGTGTGTGATAGGAAACGGTCAAACACCAACAGCTGGTTTGATGGCTATTACCTATACCAACACTGATTCTACTGCCGTTTCAATCAGCAAGTTGACTAACAAATTCTTGTTAGACTTCACTGGCGGTTCAGGATTTACTCAAGCCGAAGTGACCAATGATGTTCGATTAGTTGCCAACTTCTTCACAGACGAAGGTACAGTTATCAAATCTGGCACAACTGCTGCGCAAAACGTTACTGGACAACAGAATCTGTTGAACCTGGCCATTGTGGACAACGTTCAATCCTAATTTGTAACACTACCAAGTCCTCCCAGATACATAATGGGAGGACTTTTTTATGAGTATTGGATTTGTATTAGGCAACGGCATCAGCAGACTTGAAGTAGATGTCAAAACACTACAAGCAACTGGACCTGTGTATGGTTGTAACGCTCTTTATCGTGAGCACACCCCCACAGTGTTGGTCAGCACTGACAAAGCAATCAGCCAAGAAATACAAAATTCAGGCTACGCTACCAAAAATCGCATGTACACTCGCAGGCCCATGCCAGGCTTGGGTGCCAAAACTGTGCCACAAAGCTATTTTGGGTTTAGTTCAGGACCTATTGCAGTGGGCATTGCTGCACTGGACCGCAACATAGCAGTGTATCTCATTGGATTTGACATGGGACCAGCACAAAACAATCGTTTCAACAATGTGTATGCTGACACACAATTTTATAAAAAAAGCAATTCTTTGCCTACCTACACTGGCAACTGGGCTAGACAGTTGGCCACTGTGATAAAAGACTATCCCAAAATAAGTTTTTATCGAGTGCAAGGAGAAACCACAGCCACAGTAAACGAGCTCAATGGACTGGCAAATTTAAGACACATGCCTGTTGCAGACTTTTTGAACCGCATAAATAACACAAAGGATCTGTAAATGTCAACAGTCAAACGTGTCAGCGGTGATTACACTGTTCAAACCATAAATGCAGGTGATTTAGTCACCTTAGAAAGTACCAATGTGAACATTGTGGGCAATCTCACGGTGACTGGTAATGCAGTGTTGACAGGCAATATCAACGCAGACAAAATTTTTAATGGTACCACCAGTGTTGAAATTCCTGTGATCAACGGCAACATCACATTCAATCCTAGCGGTGTCAGCAACATTATGGTAATCAGCCCAACCGGTACAACTTTTGCTGGTGCTGTGGGCTTTACTGGCAACGTGGATGCAGGCAACATCAACACCACAGGCAATGTAACTGGCAATGTGTTTTTGATAAAGCAAGATGCCAGTGCGGGTACACCACTGTTGAGATTTGAAGACACTGATACCACCCTCAGTGATGGCACTGTAATTGGTGCTATTGAATGGTATACCAACGATTTGTCAGGATCTGGTGCCAGAGTAACATCAGCTATCAAAAGCACAGCCAACAGTATTTTGGGCAATGCCTTGGTACAGATTTTTACCAGCAACGGCGGCGCGGCAGCAACAGCCAGGGTCACAGTGGACAGTGTGGGCAATGTGGGAGTGGCCAATATTGCTCCTTTGCACACATTTGCAGTGAGTGGCAATACCTTCGTCAGCGGCAATGCCAGTGTGATTGGCAATGTCAGTACTGGAAATATTTTGAATTCAGGATTGGCCAGTGTCACAGGCAACATCACTGGTGGCAATTTGATCACTGGAGGTTTGGCCACAGTCACAGGCAATATCACCGGTGCCAATGTGATCAGTACTGGTGCAGTCAGTGCCGGCGCATTAGGTATCAGCGCCACAGGCAACGTCACCGGCGGCAATGTCAACAGTGACGGTGTCATGTGTGCTGTAGGCAATATCACCAACAACGGGGTTATCAATGCTGGGTCAGGCTTCAGCACAGTGGCCAACGTTGTAACAGGCAATGCCTGTGTGTCGGGCATCACTACCACAAGCACACTGACAGTGAACACACTCAGCGGTGGTCGCGGCATTGGTGCAGAAAACATTGTGTGGCAAAATACCACCACTACCATGACGTCAGCAACCATGGCCAACGTGGGCAATTTGGGATTTTTTGTGCTGGCAGGACAAAGTTACAAATTTGAAGCATACTTGCCCATACTGCCAGCAGGTTCTACTACCACTGCGTTTAGCACATACTTCGATGCTGGTATCTGTTACTACACTGTGGAAGCACAAGCCACACAAACAGGTGCATTCAGCACATCAACTTCAAATGTGTCGGCAGCCGCAACTGCCACACAAGCAATGACTGGCACCACTCCACGTGCTGCCAGAGTAACTGGCACTATTCAAAGCAGTGTGAGCAATTCCAATGTGACCATTCAAGCTCAAACTTCCAGCAACGATTTAGCAGTACAAAGCGGTGCTTATCTGACCTACACAAGAATTGGCTAAAATAGCAAACAAGTCCTTTTGGTAAATACATCAGAGGACCTTGTTTATCCATGGCACAAAATATTATAGATGTAGGCGCCGCTGCCAACGATGGCACTGGTGAACCATTAAGAACAGCTTTTGAAGCTGTCAATAACAATTTCACCCAGATATTCGCTGCGGGTCCGGTGGATAGCAATGTGGTCATTACTGGTAACACCATTACTGTTACCGGGACCAACAACAATCTGGTGTTACGTGCCAATGGCATAGGCAACATCCAAGCCAACAGTTCAATCATGCCCAGCATTGATGCTGTGTATGATATTGGCGCTCCTGCTCAAAGAATCGACACAGTTTATGCCCAGTATTTTGTGGGCAATGGTGCTGGACTTACCAATGTAACCACTGCTGGCAGCAGCATTAATTCTGGAACCAGCAATGTTCGAATTGTAAGTTCTGGCGGCAATGCCACTGTATCAATTGGTGGTGTAAGTAATGT